GCCTTGATATCACGGAACTCCAGTGCGTTTAGGTCAAATACCTTATCAGAGAAAGCAAAAAGATGCCGGCTTTCATCCATCACATTAGGCAAGTCCTCATAGTAGTAGAAAGTCGGTAAAAAACCCACCACGCCCTTACAGAACATATTGTTGCCGATGACCTTTCTGAAGTTCAGTAGGTTATCAGCCTTCTTACGCTCCACTGGGTCTTTGCTGAACGGATTGATATAAGGCAAGTGTTCCATCGCCAAGTGCTTGAGACTTTCCCAAATCATATTAACCATATTGGGCGGTATCTTCTGCCCGTGCGGTTCCCAGACATTGTATTTGTTAATCTCATACCAGCCTTGGACATTGTGATAGACGAAACTATCGGAGCGTAGGTCATAGAACATCTGGGCTACCTCGGCGTGATTGACACACTCAAGGAATACAAAGAAGTCGTCACGCTTCTTCATCAGTTCCACATACTTGGTAGGATTATCTACACGGAGCCAATCCCAGAGCCGGCGTTGCTTCAATCGCTTATCACGGGCATTAGACTTGGTAATAGAAGCCCACGCCGATGCCACACCCTTCTTATCATAGTTCTTTGCCCGCTTACTTGCCTTATCAAAGACCTCAAACGGCACGCCCTCATTGTAACAGATAAAGCCACATCGTATCCAATCACTATAGGAGGTCAAGTGCTTCACATCAACCGCCATTAGAAGAGCCTCAATCATCTTCTTATTCTCCTCCTTGTTCTGTTCCCGTGGAGGTGTGGTATCCTTCTTATCAGACAGTTCGCTCTTCTCATCACCAGACGCAGAGCCAAAGCCCTCTTCTGGCTCATCCTCGTCTTCTTCCATCTGCCACCCCATCACCTCTGATAGTTCTTCTAGTAGTTCATCACTGATTGGGTTGAGAGGCTCCTCCTCATCTGGCGTTGTAATCCATTCGTATTGGAACATATCCTCATCCTTCGGCTTATACCGTGACGGTGATACATACAATAACTTGCCATCTACTTGGATATCAATCGCCTTCTCGTGGGATGCCGTTGATTTGATACGCTCATCATACTTGAAGATGAAGTGGAGACCCCGCCTTGTTCGGGCAATCATATTACAAACCGGCATCGCCATCTGTATCAGACGCTTATTGTGTTCCAGTTCTGGGTCGTCAATGTCCATCGCCCAGCAACCAGACACCTTACCAGTTCGTAACGCAAAACAAGACTTGAAGTATCCATCCTTGTCAGTGAAGTTCAACTGCCCGCCACTAGGAAACTTCTCGGATTTCACCCAACTACCACCATCATATCGCACCGCCTTGCCACCAGCCCCATCTTTCAAGGACGCATCCCAACTCATATTACCCGACACCACTTGGAACCCTAGACGCTGATACACGGCAAAGCACGGCGGAAGAACGACCGACGCAGACGACATTGTTTTATACTCGTTGCCGGGAAAAAAAACTTGGATGGGGTTCTTTACAGCGACCGCTGTGTCCATTGTTTCTAGTAGAACCTATCAATAAAAGTTTAAGATTTTATTTTTTGTGATAGGTTGCCACCGCAAAGGGGGGGCAAAAATAAACGCACGCCCGCATAGTGTTAGAAATCGTATCAAAAGATGGGCAAGATGGGTTTCCCGCAAAGTCTCTCGTGTGTGGGGGGTGTCTAGTGAAAGTTTGCGGTAAGCCCATCTTACCCATCTTATTCCCTTTCTTGATGGAGAAGTTTGGCTTCTTGAGCCGAGACCATATACTGGGGATAGTTCTTGTGAATACAGACCCAGCGTCCAGCCTTCTTAAGGGAATGGATATCATCCTTTGACATTCCGATGTGGGTTCCTAGTAGGTATTTGAGACCGTGAAAGGAGGTGGATTGAGGATAAACTACAAAATGGGTAGTTTCATTCAGAATGAGACGGGTTGCCTTATAGTTTGTAATATAATGGGTCAAGAATAACACGGTTGTATTAGTGTGACGACCCGTGATGGCTAGGTCATCTATCAGTTGATGGACTGCCTTTAAGTGCTTACCAGTGAAGCAGTCAATGTCGTCAAATATCACCATACAGTCACGAAACTCCTCAATCTCTGGATAGTCTGATACCAGCGTATCCACATTGATGCGTTTGGGTTTGCCCCCTTTCATATTATCAATCGTAGTGTCTTCATTCAACTTGCTGATAACATACACGCTACGCTTCGGGAACATACGACGGTAGAACTCACCCAGACCTCTTGCTATGTAGGATTTTCCACTACCAGAGGCACCACAGACATAAAATACATCACGCTTGGTGGGGTCTGCCGTAGGGACTATCTCAAATCTGCTATCGTCTGGTAACTCAATAGTGATGTTAGTTTCGGCATCTGCCTTGATTTTATCGTATAGTTTCTTGGTAGCCTCATCTTCTCCTACTAGTTCCGCACTAGTCAATCCCTTCTTCAATGCCTCTTGTAGCCTATTAATAATGGACACCCGCTCCTTACCTTTATACGGCTTGAGTTCCTTCTGATACTTGGATGACTGGATTTCATCGCTAACCCTCTGGGTCTTCTTATCAGACCCTTCGTGTAGGTATAACACATCGCCATCACGGTCGCCATTACGCACAATCGCAATAGCCTTACCATCCGTGTCTTTGTCAAATGAAAGCCCCGGCATTCGTTATATTGAAGGGATAGAAAAGTTTTTACAAAAAGTGCCACACTGCTATGTTTTTTAAGCCAGTTATATTACCCGGGTTATATATAGAATGCCCCGCACTAAACGGCTCCCACAGAGCATTGTTGTATTAACAGATGACACTGGTAATATAACAAATATCGCTTGTGCTGAAACGGAGCCAATCCCGAAGCCTAGGAAGCCTAGGAGCAAGGTTAGCCACCCTTTAGCACCGAAGAAGCCAGTAGCAACTATACGGATAGAACACGGAGATTTTAAAATCTCCTTTAACTAGATAAATGGACAACAACGCACCGCTTCCCGCAACTATCACCAAGGCTATCTGCTTTCACCTTCGTGATACTTTTGAGTGCTTACAATGTAAGAAGGATACACCCCAGCCTACCACAACACCTTCAACGCTAGATTATTCGGTGATAGGGGGTCTGACCTCCAATCTCCCTTTATCTTCTCGTGTGATGAGTGGAATGTGTTACGCTTTTGGAGGGAATGTCCAGCCGGCACCTTCTTCAAACGCTCCAACTCCGAGTAAATGATAAAGTCGCCGTAGCCAGTTCTTCCGAACTTTGAGGTTCTATTATCATCCTTATACATCAGTTTATGAACGCCGTCATTTGCTAAAAACAGTTTGCTAGTGTCAATACCTTTGCCTTTCGCATTCTGTTTAACCTTCGCTAGATAGGTCTGTGGTGTTAGCCCAGCGTCTTTAAGTAGGCTCTTTGTAGCACCACCCGTGAAGTTGTCTAGGTTGTGGGCATCTGCTAACTGTAAAGCGGACTTGGCAACCGGAAACATACTAGCAACTCTACCAAAGAAAGAAGTCGGTTGTTTGGGTTCATAGTGTCTGACCTCTGGGTTCTTGGTATGGCTACCCATCATCTGGTAGAGCGGGTCGGCATCCATATACACTCTATGGTTAGGAATGGCTCTACCCCAGTCCATCGTTGTTACGGCTGGGTTATAAGTGCGTCCATCCTTTACTAGCCCTTGCTTAATAAACTCATCAATGACTGCTCCCCCAAGTGAATGCCCTACGCCACTGTATGAGTATTTAGTAGGCGGAAACCGTATCTGAAACTTCTTAAGCGTATCAATATCACCTTTCATACGCTCCGACAGACCCAACTGACTGACGGGTATCAGAGCATCCGCCTTAAGGTCGTTAGGGTCTGATGGTCTTGTGCCACGGGCTGATACAACCATATCATTACCCTTATTGTAAATCTTGAGTGTAGGAGTGCCTTGCTTTAGTTGCCACCCATCAATGAGCCGTGGAGCATAGTCTTGATAACTAGCCTTTGTCATTGAGAAAGCGGTCTCTTTAGGTGGTAGCCCCAGCCCTATCTGTTGGGGCTTAAAGGAGGTCGTAACTTCGCCAGCCATTGGTGTTAGGTTCTTTATCATCGCATCTGCGGATATTAGACCCTTATCAACCTTGGTCAAGAAGTCCTCTACGGGTTCTGCTTGAACTGCTTCTTTAGCATCCTCTCCCATTTTCTTCAAAAAAAAAAATCTTCTGGGTGTTCATCGTATCCAGACCCCTTAAGAAGATTGACGACTGTTGATGGAGATACCTTGCTGAAACCCTCTTCCTTTAGTTTATCGGCAATCTTGCGGGTGCTTAAGCCTTCTGCCTTAAGTTCTCTTGCCCGAACCTTCTTATCCTTACTAGCCACGGGTGCCGGTGCCTCCTCTTCCTCATCGCTTTCACTTTCAGCCGGTGCCTCTACTACCTTTGCCTTACGACCACGCTTCTTCTTCTCAACCACGGTAGCAGTTACTCCCTTTTTAGCATCACGCTTGGGGATGACCTCCTTGCTGGCTATCATACGGTGGATAAAGGCGGAGCGTTTCGGCACAGATACTCGTTTAGGAATGAAAGGAGTGTAAGGGTGCTTATAGCCACTGTGCTTCGCCTTTGCCTTGCCCGCTAGCCATCTAACATATTGTGCCTTGTGGCTACGCTTGCCACCGAACATACCCTTACCATTTATATCCTTTTCTGTCTCTGCCTTATTCTTAAACGCCGTCATAGCCTTAACACCCTTTTCACGCCCCAATATCATTTCATTAACAATGTGATTGAAATCGGCTACAGTGAGGTGCGGATATGTGTGGCGAACTACCACATACAAGTGTTGTAAAGCAAGAGGTCTAGCATTCTGATTAGGAAGGTCAATAACTTCACCAACCGCTCTTTCAATATCACGGAGTGCGTCGTCTGTTAAGTCTAGAAGTCCAGCACCAGACAGATGGTTGCTAAACTCATAGTCACCGCTAGGGGCTACGGCATCCCACATACCCTTGCCCATTAACTTGTGGCTCATCATATTAAGTTCTGGCACCGTCTTGGTCTGCTCTGCTAGTGCGGAAGCCATAACGCCCTTGTTACGCTCCCTCGTTGCCTCGGTCGCCAACTGTTTTGTATTATCGCCTTCAATACTGTTTCTGAACTCTTCAGCATTGTGATAAAGTGTATTGGTTGCTGACATAAAAGGCGACAACGCACCACCGCTCTTATGCTCATTCGCATAGACTGCCCGCATCTGTGCCATTGCTTGGTCTTTCGCCATTGGGATTTTGGACAACTTCTGCTTGGTCTCCTTATTAACTACCCAATAAAGGTCTTTACCGGGTGCCTTGCGTAACTTATACGGCATCTGTATATTAAGTGTTTAGATTATTTTAAACGCTTATTACACATTCTACTCAAAGTTGGGTAAGTCGGGTTTTCCGACACTTTAGCAATATGAAGGTGGTCTCTAGGAGGACTTTGGCGGAAAACCCAACTTGCCCATCTTTTAATACTCAAGGTAATACATTGGTCGGCAAAGGGATTAGATGTGCCTTTTTCATTATCGTCTTGGTTGTCCCATTCATAATATTGGCTAGTTTCTCCACGAGGTCGTTCAGTGCCGGAACCATAGATTTCCTATCCTCCGCTTTTTTAATAAGGTCAAGTATCGCCTTTTCACTGGATAAAAACTGATTACTATCAGAAACATATGATAACCGTTGTTTGAACTGGTCTATTTCATATTTCATATCAGCATTGTATATGTGGCGTTCTAGTAGTTCTAGAATAGTCTTGGCATCCGATATCACTTGATACATTTTGCCTAGGTCAGAGTTCAGAATAGGTATCAAAAGGTCAATGGTAGATTTTCTACTAGAAAGATTTGCTAAACTAAAAATCCGCTTTAAGACCTTAAAGTAATCTCCTTTCTGTAAGTATTCAACGATATTTTCTTTTATGTTATGTTCCAGAGGAAAGCGTTCATTTATTACTTTGCCTCTAATGTGTATCTCGTATATCATAGAAATCTCCACGAACCGATTTCCTTGTAACCAAGAAACAACATCTAACTTCAACATACTAGGACACGCAATAGCCTCTTCAAGGGTCATTATCTTTCCATCTGGTCTAGTCACTCTACCTACCAGAATGTCTTTAGCAGACCACCGTAAGATATGTTCTTTGAATGTATCTTTCATTAAGAAGTATTGAGTTACGGTAGGACTTGTAACAAGAAGTTTTTTATAGTATTCTTTTTCTTTTTCGGACAGATAAGGTATCCTATCAACTACTTGTTTTGATTTTTCAGCATCGTAGTTAATAACCTTACCGCCCATAATCCGGGTATCTCTCGGAAGAATACGATATGCTTCTACTGAACCGCACTTACATTCTGTCACATATGTGTTAGGTATTTTTATAACTTCACGAACTACACGCTGGAGATGCTCGGCTACATATCCTATGCTAGGAGCGTGAATATCTTGTAGGCAATCAATATCACCCCAATATAACTGCGACCTTAAACTAACAGAACCAGCAACCTCTAACCTAGACTTCGGAAATAAAAGAGTGTTAATCACCCTTTTAACATCTTCTGGATAGTTTGTCGGAAAGACTTTGCGGGACATATCTCTATACTAGTTTGTGATAAGATTTTACTTTTTCTTTTTGTCTCCCAATCGGTTATGAACGGTCTTGATATTAATATGGAATGCCTTGGCGATAGCGTGTTTGCTAATGCCTTTATCAACTAAACGCTTGGCTAGCGTAGCGTCTAGGTATTTGGCACCTTGGGCATTGTGGTCATCAACAAACTGCTTGAGGGTATCGTAGTCGGTTACATCTCCTAGGGTTGATTTTGATGACTTGCTAGACTTGCTAGACGCTACTGATGCCTTGCTAGACGCTTTGCTAGGTGCCTCACGCTCCAGTGGCACAAAATCCTCATCGCCCGCTTCAGCCTCTATACTTTCCTCTTGGTTCTCACCGAAGAACCTACCAGACTGACGAGCAAAGTCTTCACGAGGTGCTATGTCACCCTCAAACCCAGCACGACCATCACCAGCCGTCTGACCCTCTGAAAGTCGTAACTGGTTATCACGCCCTCTAGCATCTTTGCCACGGAGCATATCACGCCTCTGTTCCGCCAAATCATCTCCGTCATCGCTACCAGCGTCACTATGGTTGTAATATCCTAGGTATGAACCCGGTAACACACGAAGTGACTGTCTCTGTTCTTCACCAATATCTTCGCCGTGTGTCCTTAAGCCATTAGCACCAGTGCGTGAGAAAATGGGACGCTGGGTAGAGCCACTATCGCTACTAGAACTGGTAGAACGAGTGCGGGTGCTACCGGGCGTGTATTGGCTCGTGATATCAGAGGCATCCCTAGAACCACTACTAGAACTGCTACTAGAACTGCTACTAGAACTGCTACTAGAACCATCACTGAACCCACTGGGTAGTGTATCTATATCACTGCTACGGAGGCTCGTATCACTTCCAATGTGGAAGTTTCTAGAACTTCTGGGTGCCATCTTAATAACGCTTGTAAGACCTAACTCTTTAGCATATGCTGATAATGCTACCTTTCTGTCACGGATAGCATTACCAAAGAGCGATACTGCCCTTTTACCATATTCAAGAAGACCGCTATACATTTTATAGAGAACACTACCTTGTCCCGGTCTTGTGCTATCAAGAAGGTCAAAGAGTGTCTGGCGGTCATTACCAGCACTATGGTCAAAACGCTCAAAGTTTTCCGTAATATTCTCAAGTTTAGACACTAGGGCATCGCCCTCATTTTTATCTTGATATGAAGGGAAGAACTTTAAGCAGAGAAGCACGATACGAAGAGTGTTAGGGATAAACTGGGCGGGGTCAGAGATGAACCCCGCATCATCTCCTCCCTCGTTGTAGTTAGAAGATGCCTTAAACATACTGTCAAGGAGGAGGGACAACTCCACACGCTCACTATCAGCCAAATCGTCACCTTGGACATAGTCGCCAGTAGCCGTAACATTAGTCTGGGCGGGTAGAGCAACTTGGTCAAGGGTATTGAGCCAAGATACACGCTTATCAAGAAGTGATTTAGCATAGTTCTGTCCTTGGGCGGAGCGTAACACACCTCCGACAAGTCCAGCCTCCTTACGATAGACTTCATTACCATCAGACTGTAACGCACCAGCAAGTTCGCCGTGACGACGCTGGCTCCTAACAACCGGTGGCATATTGTAATACCCGTGGGGTGATGTGAATGAACGAGTTCTAGCCGTATTAGTATCTTTAACGGCGTGTAACGCTCTGCTAGTAGCCTCCATAGACTTCAAAAGATGATACTTTGCTTGTGTCTCATCACCACCGCTATACACCGCCATATGGGCATTATCTTCGCTACCATAGAACTGAAAGGGTTTATTCTGTGCTAGACTTGCTACTTGGGGAAAGGTCAGTTGTAGCCCCATATCAGAGCCGGGTTTCTTGGTTGCTACTCCAGCCATTGTGTTATAATAAATACAAAGAAAATATTTTCAGTGTTTAGTCAGTGCTAGACATTGAAAAGATGGGTAAGTTGGGTATTCCGCTAAAGTTTGCTAAAGGAGAGGCTCTACACGAGGAGTTTGCGGATAACCCATCTTGACCCATCTTTTAATAGAGATTGTGTGCCTTGACATATTTTGACGCTTCAATCATAGAAAGTCCCTTCTCCGCTATTACCTTCTTAACAACGGCAGACCGCTTACGGCGACCATCATTTTCACCAGCGGGCTTACGCTTTTTCTTGCCCAGACCCACCATACTTAAACCCTTATCAACCTTTGAGCCAGCATCGGGCATTCCGTAGAAACTACCAAGAGCATTACCGACCGGGGCAACTAACTTGCGTGCTACGGGTAACACCTTCTTGCGTAGGACACTATCGGGATTAACGAACTCATTCTTAATCTTCTCATTAGAAGCATTAACATCATTCTTAATCTTCTCATTAGAAGCATTAACACTAGCCGTTAGCCCATTTTTAGCCGGGTCAAGGACATCCCACCACGCACCGCCCTCATAGGCACCAGTAGCGATACCACCGTGGAGCATAGCACTGTTGTCTTCTTCCTTCTCGTGGTAACCGTGCTGGGTCTGGACATCAAAGCAACCCATAGTGCGACCACGCCCCTTTAACTGGTCATTATCGTAAAGTTCATCGCCATCCTCATTAGCCCCCATCATACCCTCAATAAACTTGTGGCTAAACATACCGCCGTGGAGTTTCTTAAGATGCTGACCCAGATGGTAGCCTTGGTGGTGTGCGGGGTGTCCCATCGCATTATGCTCCATCTCGTGGAGTTCCAGAGCCTTCTTGCCGATAATAGCGGGTGATACCTTCCCGCCACGAACTTGGCTAACTTCGTTTTGTTTCTCATAGGATTTCGCCCTTGCCCGGTTCCCAGCAAGTGCTAATACTTCTCCCCGAACGCTCTGTGGATGAGGCATTGTTATATTGAGTAGTTAGATTATTTTTAATATCACCCGAAATAACCATATAATATGCGTTGTCTATTGTTACGATTTTAGGGTTTAGCAGTTTTTCATATCCGCCGGGTAAGGGAATGCGTAGTTCAAACTTCTTGTCACCAATAAAGTAGTGAGCGTTAGTTTCCCAACTCATTTTAACTATCTTTAACATTGCCCTACTCATTCTCTAATACCGGGGAATAATATATTAGCCAATAATATACGAGATGGCATCCATCACCTTTCATTATGATGACCTAGACGGTGGTTTAGGTGGTGTTAGTAGGGCTTCTGGCTTTATCCAGCGTAAAATGGCAGAAGCCAAAGCGAATGGATATAAGGATGCTAGCGATTTAACAGTTAGCAAAAAGAAAAATAGCAAGTTTAATGTAGATAAAGTTAAGAATGCTTCTGCTTTTCTACACCAGCATATCAAGGGAAAGTCTCCGTGGCAACCCGCTCGTGCTATCCCCATACTTTCTACCGGGCAGAAGGCTAAACGGCGGACTATTGATGGTAAGGTGGTAGATTTCTCTAAACCAGACCCTAAATACAACCCCGCAACCCTACCACTCTATCCCTTGCCGAGGGGCGATGCTAGGAAACTATCAGAGACCGAGGAGAAACACCGCAAGGATGCGGTAGAAACCTATACGGAAGTCCTCAAAAAGATGTATCCCGAGCAGTTCAAGCCTAGACACACCCCTAGCCCCTCCGAGAATGTGATAGAAAATGGAACGACCACGACTACAAAGGTGATACGAAAGAAGGTAGGAAAAAAGAAGAACAACACTTTTGAAGTTTTTCACAACAAACCTACATACATCACCACCGATAAGGGATTTATGCCAGTCTGGTAATGAATATAATATAAATCTAATATAGAATAAATGGATACCAACTCGTCATTATTCGGAGGAGGAATGGTAGCCAGTGCGGTATTAGTTGCTGGCATTGTATATAAAGCGGTCAATCATAAACATATTCGTAGTAAATGTTGTGGCAAGGCAATGGATATGAGTATAGATATTGACGATAGCACCCCCGCTCCCACTACTATCAAAGTAGAGGAGCCGATTGCTAGTATAAAAGTCCCGTCGGAGCGTAAAAAAACTATCACCGAGTGTCCTCCGCCACCCAAACCTAGTCCTTCTTCGCACCCTTCCGACCAGTCTTAAAGAATACAAATGAATAACGGTCTCCTTGTGTTATCTTACTAACATAATGAAGGTTATTAGCACCATTAAAGATGAGCGGATGGTAGGCAATGTTATGCTTTTTATCATTAATGTATAAGTCGCCACCACTATAATCCCCAATGGCAAATATCATTGATAGACCGATGTTGTTCTTGTCAATATGGGGCTTGGCTTCGTAGTTCTGATTGACTTGAATGCTAGTAAAGCCAATAGGGTCGTATTTCTTGCCGATTTCGTGTAGTAGTTTCTTTAGGTCTGGATGCTTCTTGGTAAAGGCACTCTCATTGAAAGTAGATTTAAACTTCTGTCTAACACGACCTACAGTCTGGCTACGCCCAATACCGCTATTAGCACGGCTTTTGTTAATAGGAAGTTCATTATCATCCATCCACTCTTTAAGTGCTTTCAATAGAGGGTCAGAGCGTGGTAGAGCGGGTAATACATAGATTTTATCATCCTCGTATTTCATAGTAAATACTTTGGATGCTGGAACGGTGATAGGCGGGTTGATACGAACCACACCCTCCTTACCGTGGTCACCGCCATCTAACAGATGTAACAGCCCACAACCTTCAAGATGTCTTGCTACTGCTTCATAGTGGTCTTGGTCACCTTCGCCACGCAATACAGTAGGGTCAAACAATGGTGTAGTGCCTTCAACACGCTGACCAGTGGAAGGCAGAGGACGAGGTATGAATACATTACCAGAGGGTTTAGCAACGGGCTTTTTCATAGGCAGAGGTCTAGGAGCATATACTGGTCGTTTCATCTGTGCCATCTGTGGCATCGCAGTAGTAGGCATTTCAATCGTATTAGTAAGTTCAACAGTGGGGAGGTTAGCGTGTTGTGTTGTATCAACCTCTGGGGTAAAGTCTATCTCGTGACCTTCTTCATATGGAAAATGCTTTTCGTTGATATCAACACTATACTGAATGTCCTCACCCCGCAGAGCCTCTTTATAGCGTTGTTCTTCTGCTGGCGTTTTAACATAGTTCTTATAGTTGATGATTGGCACGCCTAACCCGCCGTTATTATCAGTGGCAGTTAGGTAATACACGAAACTATAACGATGACCGCTTGTGATAGGTGTGACCTCGTGAAGATTTGACTTACCATTGAATAATAGGGGCTGGAGATTGATATTGATTTTTAGACCATTGACGCATAGAAAACCTCCTTCGTAGTCACCGAGGGAAAAAATCATAGACAACCCCTTATTGCCCTTGTCAAGGTGACGCTTTGCTTGATAATCTACATTGGTTTGTATTGTGGAGAATGGTAGGGGGTTTATCTTGCGTCCAATCTTCACGAGAATATCAAGCATCTCTTTAGCATCGCCTTCTTTTGAGGACGCTGATAGTTGTGCCTTACGATATTTAAGAGGAACATCAACGCCATCCTTATTAACCGTGCGGGTAGGGTGGGTATTCCAATCCGTTCTCGTGGCAATAAATCCAAAAGGCATAGTGCGACCTACGCCAAGACCCGGTCTGGCATTACTGACTTTAACAAACTTGTTAGCCTTTTCATCCATCAGAGCACGAAGGCGTTTAACATCTGGGTCATTGGGTGATAGTTTAGGTATTAGGTAGGTCTTCTCCATATCAAAAGGTTCATCCTCATCGGGGCGGTTCCATACTTGCTCCCTTGTCAATGTGATAGGTCTTGCCTCTGGTGGAATATCATCTGGGTTATTCTTCCATTTAGCCTTTATCTCTGGCTTCCACCCACGCTCATCAAATAACTCGTGACCCTCTTCTTCCGTAGCACCGGATACTACAAGAGCGGGATTTGCTTGAACTTCACCAACTGTCTCTGTGGTAGATTGTGTCGGCGTTTCCATTACATTCGTCGCCGGTGATGGTAGTATATCAACTGATGACTGTTGCCTAGTAGGAGCCGGTGCTAAAATATCAATAATCTGTTGTTTATCTTTTCGTAATAGGTTCTTAACGCCCTTTGTCTTGGCATACTCACGAAGACTACCAGCACTCATCTTGGTTAGTTCTTCCCGTGTCTTGTTGCCAGACGCTGGTAGTTCAGAAATAACAAGTTCTGGCTTACTATTAACAACTGTATTGCGTTTGGCAAGTTCTCGTTCCATAAACGCTTTTAGTTCTGGTTTGTTATCCTTGACCGCAGAAATGCCCTTTATACCCAATGACCTAATATGTGCCTTAAGTTCTGCCTTTGTCATCGCATCAACATCTGGTTCTCCAATACCACCGCTTATCTCATTCTCCTTGAACGCTGGAATGATACTAGCGGGGAAAAACATAACATCAACATCAGTATCAGTGATATGAATGTTTTGACCGCCACCGTGGAGCCTATATGCTCGTGTCTTCGGCATTTCCTATATTTGATGTATAGATTTAAATCTACGCATCATATATTTGATAGGTGTTATATTAGGTTGTCGGAGGTCTATTATGAATATGCCACAAGTTCATTAAACGGTATATAGACTACATTATTGACCTTGTCAATAACTACTGGGCTACTACCATTTCTATCCTTGCGTTGGAATGGAGCCACCTTGAAGGTATCAAACTTATCTTTGTTATACCAGATGTATCTGTATCCATCGGCGAACTTGAAAACGAAGACTGCCTTACGGTTACCATCACGGAGCCATTGGACTTTGTTGTGTCCTACAATCAGACCCTCTGGTGTGCCGTTCTTCCTAGCAGAGAAGTATGATATCTTCTGCCAGTCAGCATAAGTCTTATCATCTAGCCCACGGTCTTTCTGTTCCCCATACACCTTATCACCGCTGATAGTCTCGTAGTCAAACTTGGCGAACTGGTCGGGGTTTCTCCTTACGGCAGAGCCAATCAACTTGGCTACTACTGGAGTGCTTACGACTTCAGAGGCAGTGCCACGGGCGATATCATTCTCAAGCGTGCGAACAACAAGCGGAGCGACGGCAGACATTGGTTTTATAATCCTTGCCGGGAAAATAAATCTGGATGAACAAACTTACAGCGACCGCTGTAGTTTTGAATATAGTTGATTATAATACAAAATACCGTAAAAATGTGGGTTTTCTAGTAATAATGTGTTATTTACTGCGTAATATACTATATATACAAGTAAAAACCCCGGGGTTTTTACTTGGAAACTATACACTTTACTATGTAATCTATCATTTTTACATCATTTAGCGGTATTTAAGTCCGATTTCTGTGTAAATAACATCCAGATGCTAGAGTTTCAAATAGAAGGTTCCCGGGTAAAATCTTTTCTTTACTAGGAGTATAAAACAAATGGCTACCTTTCGCATCTCGCCGTTTATGGAGACGCTCGCTACTACAATGAAGTCAGATAACCTTGCCGAGAGCAGTGCCGACCATTATATGAAATGCCTCTACACTCTGAATGGTAAGGCTCCCTTTACTACTCTTGCCTTCCTCAAGAACAAAGATACCATTGAAGGTGTCATCAAGGACTATTCTGAAAGCACAAAGCGTAACTACTACTCTGCTATCCTAGCATCTCTGAAGCACCTCAAGGACAAGGCTAGTTACAAGAAGACATATGCCTACTACGCTGGTGTTATGGCAGAGAAGACAAAAGAGCATCGTGATACAAAAGATGACCAGAAGAAGAGCGACCGGCAAAAGGAGAACTGGATAGACTGGACAGAGGTATCAAAGAAGGCTTCTGATATGCGGACTGATATGGCAACCTATGCGGGCAAGAAGAATATCACAAACCAAGACTATGATAAACTCCTTCAGAATGTCATCCTCTCCTTATATGTTTATATCCCGCCTCGTCGTAACCAAGACTTCCTTGATATGTATGTGGTTCGTAAATGGACAGAGGATATGCCGAAGGATAAGAACTACCTAGACCTTGGTAACAAGCAGTTTATTTTTAATGTCTTTAAGACTGCGAAGAAGCACGGGCAACAGAAGGAGGCTATCCCCGATACGGCAGAGGCTCCGTTGATGGATACTCTTAATACCTACATCAAGCATCATCCGGGGCTTAAAGGTAATAAGAGTAAGACAGTTGTGGCAAAGTTCCTAGTGAATGCTGATGGCACTCCTATCACTGCCGTCAATGCCATTACTCGTATCCTCAATCGTATCTTCGGTAAGAAGGTTGGGTCATCTATGTTACGCCATATCTACCTCTCCCACAAGTATGGGGACAAGTTAGAGGAAATGAAAGAGGATGCTGATAAGATGGCACACTCTATGAGCCAGCAGAAGGAATATATAAAAACCGACGATTTACCATATCACGAGATGGAGTAACATAAAGTCTCGGAGGAAATAGACTTTGTATTATAAAACATATCACAACTCCTAATGCGAACATCTACTTGAGGTTCATATTAGAAATGTATCACAAGATGGGTAAGTTGGGTTTTCCGCCAAATGCCCGTATAGAGCCACTCACCTAGCCAGACTTGGAGGAAGACCCATCTTGCCCATCTTTTACCCAGTTTTTAATAGCGTATAACTCTGGTCTAGCAATAATCTTATTTAAACCTCTTATCATTTGAGTTACACTGTCCCAATAGGGATTTGTAATACTCATATCCATCAGCATAGAGGACATAACATTCTGTAGGGACTGGATGTATTCCAACGATACGACTACTTTCATCTACTAGGGGCTATTAGTTTCTACTGGCAGATGGACGGGTAGATGGGTCATTTTGCTACCAAGGCAACCGAACCTATCCAATGTCTCCTTTTGAAAACTCCATACTAACCGATTGGCTCTCCACGCCTTGTCCTTGATAACAGTTAGGTAGGCAAGTCTGGTGTCCCCATAAACCGTTTCACAGTCACGCTCTAACCCCAAAATCTCGGCATATAAACTAAATATCTCATTCTTAATCTCTGATAGGTGTTCTACCTCACTCTCTAGGACACTACGACGGATTGGCGTTACAGACGAGGCATCGTTATCATCATTCATTGTATATTATCAGAAAAGATTTTATTTCTGGTAATATATATTCAGAGCCGGGGTATTTACGGAGTAGGGGTCTGTTTAAATGCCTTTCTACAGATGGCACACTTTCTAGCATCCACATTGGTTTGTGTCTTTATCGTGTCAAGGCAGACCTTACAGTAGTAGTGACCACACGGCGTTATCTCAAGGTTCGCTGGTTGTATCATATCCATACAGATTGGACACTCCCAAGTCTTCTTAAGTATCGTCGCCATCTCAATCATCTCATTCTTAATATGCGTTGGGATTTCCTCAATGCCTATGTGTCGTGTGATTGTAGTGTGGGTCTCATAATCCCTTGTCAGACTATCACGAACCACCTCGTAATACTTCGCAAAGGCAAAACTGCGTTGCCTCCAGTTCTTCTGTGCCTCAAGACGGTAATACTCAAGAGTTCCAAAAGCGGGAGGCATTGTTTTATGTTCTGGTCGGGGAAAAAAATCTGAAATAAACATTTATACAGCGTCCGCTGTAGTTGCCTACGGGTCAGTGATTAACTGGGCGGGCGTAATCGTATTGACGTAGGTGTAGGTTTGTGTAACACTGCTACCGCCAGATGTGGCACCCGCTGACACGAACACGAGGTAAATATTTGCCGGGGTTGATGAGAAACGGTAGGGGATAGTAAGGTCAATCGGTGATACCGGTGATGTTCCGGAGGCGGAAATAGCAAAACCTACATAAGGTTCGTTTATCAGCGACGCAACAGACGGCACTGCGTTATTAGTGTCAGAAACATATAATGTGCCAGTATTACCACCCGCTGACGATGACGCACCTAGCAGACCATTAAGTGTCAAAACGCCGTTTAGCACAGCAGAACTGGCACCAGCAGTCGGGAGCGTAAGAACCGTGACATACGAGCCGGCTGTATATACAGATGGTATCTGAAAAGAGCCACCACCGTTAGCCGTCTTTGTGCGTATCTGGGTAATGGAAGGGGTTCCAGAAAACGGTGTCCAGTATGTGAATGATGTAAAACTGGGAGTGTTGTTAAGATTGGTAGAGTTCTGCGAAACCCAAGCGTAGCCGAGGTATGTCACGACCTCGTTAAGACCGTATGTCTTGGCACTATCATAAACACCGAGCCAGTTAAGAGCCGTGGTGGCGTTATCAGTGACTTGTGTCCAAGATGAGGGGTTAGTGTTAGGTGCCAGTCCAAGAGCCGGAGCAATACACTGCCAGATAGTTGATACACCGCTCAACGAGTTAGCAAAAACTTGGTCGCCTACGCCGTATTGGACGGCACCACTGTATGTAGTAACAACATTAGCACCAGACATCCTTGACCAGTAAGTTCCTACAGCACCAGATGTGACAGATAATAGCGGGTTCTGGTTTGTGTTGGTCGTGACACCAACATAACACGCATTATTTGAGCCAATAACTACATCGCCGGAACCATATGTTACAGAACTAGACCAAGCACCAAGGTAGTTGCCACCAGCAGAACCGCTTGAAGAGAGACCCTTCCAGTAACCAGCGGATGATACACCGCCGACCGGGTTATATGCGGAGCCAGAGCAAGGAAGGAGGCAGACATAGCCGTTGTTATCAGAGCCTTGAACCGTATCACCATAATCATAGGAGATGTAGGTAGCAAAAACGCCACGCCACTTGAGAGCATTACGAAGGTATGTCCGCTCACCGGGGGTGATAGAGGTATCTCCAGCCGTATTGAGGATGCCGTTCAGAGCCATTGTATATAATAGGTTGAGAATATATTATTGGCTTTAGTTTCCAAAAGTTGCCCATTGAAACTGGTATGTATATCCAGCGATATTATTGTTAAAAGATATGACGATTATTTTGGCAGTTTGTATATACACATTGACCGAGAAACCGACATCTGGGACACCAGCGGTTGTCATAACTTGTGGCGTTATCATTGCTCTGTATGAGGTTGCTGATGTATAAGTTACGGGTAAAGTTACCGTGAAAGACCCACTTGATGCGGTAGTGGTGGAGGTAACACCAGACTGTATATATGGTTGAAGAGTATATACATTAGCGTTAGTGGGTGTTCCCAGTGATATAGTTGGTGCGATTTGAATGCTATTTGTGCTTTTCATTAGTATTGTCCCTCCAGAGGTCGTTTGACACTGATAATCTGTGCGTATTGCCATATCTGACGCATAAATACTCGTCTTTCGTTCAGATGATATTAATAGTGTCCCCGTTTGCGTGGTGCCCGAAGCCGGCGTATTACTAGTGACGGCTGTGCCATATAGGTATCCATCTCCGCCCACTGAACTAGAGCCAGCGATTAAATATGTTTTAGTTCCGTATGGGAGGTTGGTATTACTCGCCATACAACCGAATACGGCAACACAACTCCACGCATTCTTAATAGCCGACTGTGTCCAAGTTGTCGGGTCAGTTATAAACTCACCATATGTTGTGCCAGCGTTAGCGGAGGCAAAGTTAGATTGTGTAACAGTATATATATAACCGCCCGGAGTTGCCACAGATACAACGCCACCGCTATATGCTCCACTAAATCCACCGGCTCCGGCTCCGCATATGGTGCCAGTTACTCCAGTAGCAGTAGTAACATTTTGCCAAGTGCCAGTAGCGTATGTTAAAACATACACCGTGCCAGACTGTGTTGTCACTAACACTTGAGTTGTATTAGCATACAAAAAATATGTTAAACAGTTTGTTCCGAATGTAGCCCCCGCTGGCTTATTCGCAACAAGAGACACAGCCCCAGCCCCGGTTGAATAATATATATTATTAGCATCGCAATAAACTCCAGTGCCCCACTGATTTACTACACTCAACCAGTTGCTCGTAATAGTTGGAACTGGTGCCCAAGTTACACCAGCATCAGCACTAAAATACATAACTCCGGCGGTTGTTCCTATGAAAACATCATTATAGTCACTCCCTCTAGAAACAGAAACACACGAAAATGAAGCGATTGGCACCGCTAATGATACTAAACTAGAATATGGGGACGAACAAGTATAAACATTTCCACCACTAGTAGTCAGAAATATTGTTTGTGTGCTATTCTGCGAAAGACCAGTATAACTATTAAGACTTCCTATAACGGTTGTGCTTGCTGGGGCACCGGCTGTAAGTTTGGTAAGATAACCTCCGTTTGCCACCGCAAAAGCAGTGTTTTCTGATATGGCTATAACGCCAGTCCATTTTAAAGGTGATGCTAACGCAGTGTTATAGGCTATAGCCATATCACTTGCTCCATTTGTTCCAATAAGTCTGCTATCTATTCTTTGTCCATTTTTACCCCCGCTAGAAGATACTCCGAACCCTCCAAGAGGATTTACTAAAGCAGTGGGGGCTGATACGGTAACAGTTCCAGACGCAGTGGATGTCGTGATATTAGTCCCGCCTACAACGCTAACAAGATTTGCTTGTAAGTTTGGGGCTGTAGCAGTTCCAACATTGGTAATACCAGTTCCAGCAGTAACACTTAAAACACCGGCATTGGATACCGTAGGGTTTATGACTGTTCCGCCAATCGTTATACCAGCATTACCAGAAGTAACGGTTGCTACACCAGCAGAACCACTGCCAGCGATATTACTATTGCCTATTGGTTGCCAAGTGGATAGTGTCGGGTAGTTCGCTGGTGATATATAAGTATTCACAACAGATGCCACCCACCAGTTACCAAAGGTATCGGAGACTATATCGTCCTTATTGTATATAACGGCACTATCCCATAAGCCACGGTAGTTCATCACATTGGGTAGCAAAACTCTATTGGTGGTGCCGTCTGCGTTTAGTAGGGCACTAACTGACATTTCTACTAATAGCCGAATATATTTTATTGGGCTATTAGGAGTTATAATATAAGTTGGGTAAGTCGGGTCTTCCGCATATATAGCAAGAAAAGGATAACCTCCTAGGGGACTTTGGCGGACAACCCATCTTTACCCATCTTTTAGTTAGATTATTATTTTAGCAAAGACGGTCTTCAATGCTCTTCTTACCCTTGCGACCTCCAGAGCCTCCTCCAGAGGCTCCACCGCTACCGTAGCCTACCGCCTCGGCAACTCCACGCATACCAGCGGGTAACATACCCTTCATCGCTGACACAGCCGGCTTTGTAGCGTGATATACATCCTTGGCACGGGAAAGGATATTTCCGAGACTGCCTAGCAGACCCTTACCGCCCGTGAGACGCATAAGGTCGGAGTGTGTGGCAACCGGGGCAAGCGGAGCGGAGATGATATCTTGNTCGGANAGCACGCCCTTGATGATACGGGAAGAGCCACGGATGCTCTCAAAGAAGCCACTATTAACCGTAACAACAAACATCTGCGGGATAACGGGGAAGGGCAGAGGATTATAGACTGAAAGGTTAAACTGGAGCGTGAAGTTACCAACAAGCGACGGGGCTTGTCCGCTCTGTAGCGTGATATCACGCCCGGGCTTTAGCACGAGGAAACCGCCCGTTGTTCCGACTAATGAGCCGTTATTGGCGGATGTGCGGGTCTTACCAGACCATTGCTCCCAGTCCATCTCAAGTCCATTACGGACTGACATATCATACAACTGCTCCGCCGTGTGCGATGAAAGCAGACCAGAGAAGTTATCAAACTGGATAGACAGAGGCTTTGAGTTACCTTGGCTTCCGCCAGTAAGGGTGAGACCAGAGACGGGGGGGAGATAAGTGTCGGCATACTGGGGTAGCGTAGGGTCAATCTGACCACCGGCTTGAGTAGGCTTGACATAGATGAGGAGAAGGTCGGGTATCTGCGGTAGCGTGATAGTCTGGGATGTAAGTTGAACCGTCTGACCGTTATTGACTTGGCTATTCTGGTTCTGCGTGATGTAACGAGGGAACTCCATATACGGCACTACAGACTTGGGAGGCAGTGCTACCTCAAGCGACGGCGTAAGGAACTGCGTATTCACGAAACTATCGGCGAACGGTGTGGAGGCAAACGCCACATTGCTAATGACGCAACCAGAACCATTCACTACGCCGGGGTTACGCAAGGCACGAGTGGGTGCCCGAAGGTTCATAATCAACTGGATGTTATTGATGCCAAAAAGTCCCGTATCCATCTCACGAGTATCAGCAAAGACAAACGGTGACAGAATGAGTTTCTCCGTTGAACGCCACTTAACGAAAAGCGGGTAGGATGAGTTGGCACCGTTGGAAGCCGTTACGATGGGGCGACTAAACGCATCCGTATTGACCGCATAGCCGTTGTATGTATAGGCGGGTGTCTGTGACGCACTAAGAACCGTGCCGTTCTGGTCTGTGAAATAGATGTCACCCCACGCACCGTTGGGCGTAGTATCAACCGTATTCTGCGTATCAAAGCCACCGTTCGGGTTGTTATTCGTGCCGACCGCATCGGCGTAACGGGCATATTTATCCAACATAGTGGGGCAAGTGCGTCGGAGACGGTTCTGCTTGTAGTCCGCAAGACGAAGAACCTCACGCTGGACATCCGCCGAGTTGATAACGGATGTAGTATCGTTGATTGTCGTAGTAAGCGTGGCACAGAGGGAGTTTAGCGGGAAGGCACAGAGGGCGATATCACGACCCAGAGTGGCGATAACTTGACCCGGTGTCGTATTAGCCGGGGTAGCAACCAGCGACAGAAAGCAAGTGGATGACCACTCAATAGCCCTATCAACGAACACATTCTCTGACGGCACATAGATATTGTATGTGTGCTGGGAGGCTGTGGCAGAGATAGCCGAGAACGGGGCGTTAGTAACGGAAAGGGCACCCTTCTCAACGGCATACTTGGGGCGTGACTGGATGATGCGACCATCAAAAACCGCTTCCTTGACGATATCGGAGGACATTGTATATAATAGGTTGAGAATATTTTTCAATCCATTATATATTTTTTAGCACCGTTGCTAATAACTTGACAATAAATCTACCGGACGCTTTCTGAAAAGTATCTTGAGGGATACAGAAGATAGATTAAACATCTGAACCGGGTATAACTGGTTATTGAGGCGGTTCTTCCAATAGACTTGAATATCAATCGTGCGGATTTCTTGGCGTGACTTCTCAAAGGCAGTCATACGATACTCTGCTTGCGGGACATAGTAGATAAACTGGCGATACAAGGCTGAACCAGAGCCAGCACTTGTGTCTAGGGAGATATCCGTAATGATAGGCTGGAAAGCAGACTGTGCCGTCGGGGCTGATAGTCCTAGGTTACCTTGTCCATAGATTACTGGCTGTGCCGTATTCTCATTCTTCAGAGGTAGAAGTGTAGAGGTGAATACTATGGACGAGATGGGTGACCAGAGGTTGCCCGTAGAGGGATAATCTTGAGTAGCCACCCAATACTTTGCTTGGAGTTGTGTCGGGGTGACAGTAGATAGAGGAGTGGTCGTATAATCAGTGATGTTAGAATAAAACTTATTAGGAAACTGGACTGACGCATAATAGCCAGACAGAGTTGTGACAGTAAGTCCAACATTGGCGATAAGCATTTTGAAGTTTGCCAGTAGTCCCGCTAGGTTAGCATTCAGCCAGAGGGACGCTACCGGGGCTGTGGTAGCACCGGCTCCGCCGGCGGGCGTAAAGGTTGATACACGAGTGCCAAAAGCCCTTTCATCTCCTAGCCAAGAAAAAAGTCCCGTGGTAGCATCATACTTGAGTTCCGGAGGAGCAAATAGACTTGTAGCCATAGCGTTAGGAGTGCTATAGGGGAAAGGGTCGGTGGCTACAGTCAGACCACGGGTAGTAAGATAGGCTAGCCAATCTTGCTGGAACAGATACCAGAGTTTATACCACGCCGTAGTGGGGGAATACTGGTTACTAATGTTGTAAATCGTGGCATTGACCAAATCTACCCAGTGCTGGTAGGTATAGACCCAGTAGTAGCGACTTGTTAGGTCTTGGCTCACCAATGGTGCTTGAGGCACTGGTGCTAGAACTGTGCTAGTCGTTTCGGGTGAAAATAGAACTGGTGTAGCAAAAGCGTTCTCCGCAAAAGTTTTAAGAGAACCATCAGAAAATCGGTAAGTCTGCGTCAGTGATACGGCAACGCTATAGGTCGTGAGGGTTGGGTCACTCTGTCCTAATACCACTTGAGGGATGAATAGGGGGAGGTCTAGCCCCGCTCCGTCCATCGTGAAACGGACTATGCTAAACTCATATTTTGAGGCATCCTTGATAATGGCAGTATCACGAGTTTCTTGAAAGCGTATCTGCGGGTCATTGCCAGCCGGAAGTCCAGTAGAAAAGTCGCTAGTATTGTTGTTAATGATATCGGCATTGTAATATACAGTGTCGGGTTCATCAACATTACCACTGCGTTCTACACTGCTAAAGTAAGGCATTCTCTATATCATATTAGGACATTTTATTTACCGATTTTATCATATGTAACGCCTAACACAAAATCGTCCGGGGCTAACTTACTCTTGTCCATAACTGCTTTGTATTGGTCTAGTGACTTGGGTGCGTATAAGCATCTAACTACTGCGTGACGACCACAAGTAGCCACTTCGTTTCTTGTTTTCTGAAATGGATAGGTATTGTATGTTATCGGTTTGCCAGATGACTTTAGCAAAGGTAAAAGGAGTTTCCTATCTATACCAAGTTGCTGGCGAACTTCTGGACTTGTATAGTCTTTGATATCATCTGGTGGATTTCCATAAGGGTCAAAAAACTCTATATGGTCTTTCTTATTCAACATACACGACCAGTGACCGGTAGTAGCACTTGTAGTAAGATAAAGCATTATACAACGCCCTTTAGCGTCAAATAACTGCCTCCAGTCCTCCATTCCCTTTAGGTCAGCATAGGTCATAATACGGATATCTTTTCCTAGTAGTTTTCTAATATCGTCATCGGAGAGTGGATATGCTCTAGCATCCGTAGCACTGCCACGCATCATCTTTGCTAATAATGCTAAATAATATATTATCGGGCTAGCACAAGATGGGTCAAGATGGGTATTCCGTAAAGTCTCCGTGTAAGGGCAGTTCTCTAGCGAAAGTCTGCGGATAACCCATCTTACCCATCTTTTTGCTAAAAGTGCTAAACAAAGATAAAAAAAATATTATAATAATATTCTATTATCTACTTCTTGAGGCTTCTGATAACATTATCAATGTGATGTTCGTTACCATCAATGCCTTCCTTATTACCCCACGCAACACCAGTCATATTCAACTTAATCTTTTGGGTTTTCTTGGACAACTTCTGAAACGCACCCTTAACATCAGTCTTACTACAAACCAGTGCCTCAACCACTGGGTCGTATCGTTCCGCTTCTTGGCAATAGTTCGCCAACTCCTCCTCCGAGAACTCTATTACCCGCAAGATAGTCTCCGTGATTTCAATCCGAACCTTGGGCGTGGCAGAGGGCATTTTATAACCCAGACGGAGAAAAAAAAACTGGGATGGAGATTATTACAGCGTGTGCTGTGTTTTGGGGGTGCCGGCTCAAAAAATGACGAAAAACGACCTATGCCTTTTGGTAGTAGGAAGTGGAAGGNGATTGGGGGTGTTTTCTAGTAGGAAAAAAAAATCCCAATGGGTGGTCTAGGGCAAGTTGCCTATTTTGGAGGGTTTTTAAAACCTATCTTGAAGCCAGTAGAAAAAAAACATATTTTTTATTGTCCTACCATATATCTGATATCTCGTTTAGCAGTTCCGCTAAAGATGAACAGTCTGATGAAATCTGAACCATCCCAATGTCGGAGAAAATATTTTTGGCGATTTTCCGCACTACATACAGCGACCGCTGTGCCTAGTAGTTAAAAAAAAAGAACTTCATTTTTTTTCTACTACCATTCTATTACCCTTACTAGTCATCCATACTGTCACCATCAGAGTTTGATAGAACTTCTATCTGGTAGTCTAGATACTCTTCTTCTTGTTGTGCCTTCTGCTGGGCTTTCAATATCCGTCTAATATCACGGCGTTGGATACGCATCGCCTCCAATATAGTGCGTCTTTCAAAGCGATAGTCTGTGATAGCCCTCTCTATCTCGGCACGGTATGAGGCTAGGTCACCGTTCCACTGACCGGTATTGATATCATCAAGGATATCATCAACGATGTCTTGGAAGATAAACCCCCTAACCATCTCCTTCCATTCAGTGGGTCTCAACAGAGCCAACCCATTCACACCACCTAACATCTCATTAACATCGTTCATCGTGAAGCGGAGCGGAACACGGAGGACAACGGCAGACGGCATTTGATTTTATAACCTCTCGGGAGAAATAAAATCGGAGAACGACATTATTACAGCGACCGCTGTGTATGCCTACTAGGCTACTAGAAATATTTTGCTAAACGATTTTTGGATTTTTTTTCTATTACCCGGTTATAAATACGGTTAATGTTAAAAACCCTTGCCACTGACACCTATCGTGTAGTGATAGACAAAGGGGTCTGGAAACGAGTTCTCAAGACCACGGCACAAACGCAGACCAGCCCTAGGCAACCCCCTAGCCCTCCAAATCCCCTACTAGAACTCCCCAGTCCGCCCTCCAAATACCTAGTAGGAAGGTATTGGGAGGAAAAGCGGGGTCTTTATTCGGCTCCTCCGTCCGAGGGCGTGATAAGAAGGGAAGACTATTATGGGTGTTGTCCAAAGAAGTGATAGGTTCGTATTAGAAGTTGGGTCAAGATGGGATTTTCGTAAATCTCATATTGAAACATATAAATGTAAAGGACTTTGCGGGTAACCCATCTTACCCATCTTACTCATCGTCTATAAAGGTCGCTCCACCCTCTGGTAACTTTTTGATACCCGTATAATATTTTCCGCACTTGTATTGTGTTACAACGCCGTCATCATCCGTGCGACTGAAAGGGCTACTGTGTTTTTCTACCCCGATTTTGTTATAGGTCATCAACTGGGCAAATATGACTTCTGATAGTTCTTTCATACTCGGGTCACTAGACCTATCCTCTTTGTAGGAAATGTAGCATTCTCTGGCAGAAATGAGGTCTGTGTTAGAGTTCGTGATAGTCCATTTGTTCTTAAGCCAATCGTCTAGGGCGTTGTTGGACTGAATGTAGCCACTGGTAGCCTCGGCGATATGGGTATTGGTCGGCACATAGGAGCCAGCGAACAGAGGGTTAGGTCTCTTATCACCAATCCACTTCTTATACTTGTTTATCAGAAGCAGAATGAAAGCGTCACGAGCCTCATTAGAAACCATATACTCCTTGATAAAGGGGTCACCTTTCCGCTCCGTCTTCCTCGTAGGGTTAGGCACGAACTGATAGGGAAACGGTGTGATACAAAACCTACGCTCCACACCACCGTCAAGTTTAATGTTGGGTATGTTGTTACACTGTAGGAATAAACCGAACTGCGGTCTGTATGTGATAGGATTTGAATACAAGGCACGGGCTACGATTTCACCGTCACCAGTTAGGTCTTTTATCAGCCCACCTTGAAGGTTACACGCACTCTCTGGCTCTTGTGCCATTGCGATACGACAACCCTTTGCCTCTGCTAGTTTGGGACACGGAGCGTCTTTCTTGTCACTGGGTTGTGTTAGGATTGTGATAGGCAAAGTGATATAATACTTGCCGAATGATGCCTTGATGGTGTCAGCCAACACGCCCTTACCATTGCCACCAGAGCCAGTCCAGATGTTGAAACGCTGATACTG